GAGCAGATGCAGATTGCCACCTTCGGCAAGCTCTTCGCCATTACCCGCCAGACCATCATCAATGACGACCTGGCCGCCTTGACGAATATTCCCATGGCCCACGGCGAGGCAGCCGCCCGCAAGATCGGCGATGTGGCCTATGCGGTGCTGACCGCCAATGCCGCGATGCGTGACTCCGTGGCGTTGTTCCATGCCAACCATGGAAATCTGGGAACGGCGGCGGTGATCAGCGAGAGCACGGTTGCCGAGGCGATCAAGTTGATGGCCCTGCAAAAGGATCTGCTGGGCAAGCGTCGCTTAAATATCAACCCCCAGTTCTTCATTGCCCCCCAGGCCATTCGGGGTGCGGCTGAGATCTTCTTCGCCTCCAACCAGTTTTCCGCCTCCGGGGTGACCTCCACCCGCAGCAATCCCTATGCAGGGGGTCGCTTTATCCAGGTCTATGATTCCCGCCTGGATGACTCCTCCGCCACCGGCTTCTATTTCGCCGGACCCAAGGGCAAGACGGTCACCGTCTTTTTCCTCAACGGCCAACAGGCTCCGTATATGGAGACCCGTCAAGGTTGGAGCGTGGACGGGGTGGAGTACAAGGTGCGGCTCGACTGCGGGGCCAAGGCTATCGACTGGAAGGCGCTGGTAAAGAACGCCGGGGCGTAATCACTCGCGAATCTGGAAATGACGGATGACGGATTAAAGGCCGCCGTCCGTCATTTTTCCACCATTAAAATACAAGGAGCTATAAAAAAATGAAACGACAAGGACTCGAACCTTCCAAGAGGGTTGCCTATTTTGAATATGATTTCGCCGTCGATGGCGGCGCCATCGGAACCGTCGCCCTGCGTGGCGATCGTCTGCCGCTGGATGCCATTGTCACCTCGGGCATGGTGCACACCAATGCCGCCTTTACTTCCTCCGGAGCCCCCACGGTCACCCTGGGGGTGGAAACGGCGGTGGATGTTTTGGCCTCCACCCTGAAAGGGGCGCTTACCCTGAATGCCCTGCTGGACACCGTGCCCGTCGGCACCGCCGCCACTTCCATCCGTACCACCACTGTCGGCAAGGGAATCACCATGACCATCGGGGTTGCCGCCATCACCGCCGGGAAACTGACCGTCGCCCTGGAATACTTATAAAATGTCCATCCTCTCCAACCTCGCCGAAGCCATCCTGCCCCTCACCGGGACGGATGGCTTCGGCCAAACACTCACCATCGACGGCAGCCCGGTCACCGCAATCTTTGCGCCCGACGCTGCCACCGTGGCCGGGGATCTCTCCGGTTCGGTGGTGGAACGCTACCGCCTGGAATGTGACGCCACCGATCTGGTGGTGCGTCCCGGCCAGGAGCTGGAGATTAATGGCCTGCTGTGGATGGTGGTGGCGGTGGATTCCGCCCTGCCCGGCCTCACCGATGCCGTATTGGAGCGCTTTGTATGAGTAAGCGCACCGCCATTATGACCGCCCTTAAGACCCGCCTGGGCCTGATCCTGAAAACCAACGGCTATAAGACCGATGCCGGGGAGCAGGTGGTGGAGTGGTTCGCCGGACCCATCCTGACCCTGGAGGAGTCCTGTCTTTTGATAGCCGACACCCGCCTGACCAGGCCCCCTAACCAGATCATCGGGCAACGGCAGAACCTTTTAACCATCGAGGTCACCGGCGTCCTACGCGGATCGGCATCCTCATTAGACGAGGCGCGCAACCTGGAAGAGGACCTGATCAGCTGCATCGGCGGCTTTGAGACTGCCGGCGGGCTGGTGGATCGACTGCAGGTATTGAGTTCCACCCTCAGCGTCGAGCAGCAGGGCCAGATCGCCGGTGGGGTCATGCTCACCTGCGAGGCCGAATACTACACCGCGGACAATATCGCATAACCACAACCAAACGGCCGGAGGCCGTCTCCCCCATGAAAACACCAAAAGAAACCCCACTGCCGCCGCACGGCGGATCATGGAAGCAGGACCCGGCCACCGGCGAACTTGTCCTGGTGTCCGAAACCGAAGAACCAACCGAGGCGCCCCCTGTGGATGCCGATAAGGAGAAACAATAATGGCTCGCTATATCCGCAACACCACCGTTTTAGCCAAGGTCGAATCCGCCTACGGCACCGACGCCGTGCCCACCGGGGCGGCAAATGCCATCCTGGTCTCTGATGTCTCCATCAACCCCATTGCCGACAATGTGGACCGCAAACTGATCCGCTCTTTTATGGGCGCATCCGAGGAGTTGATCGGGAACAAACATATTGAGCTGGACATGACCGTGGAGCTGCAGGGAGGCGGCACCGCCGGCACCGCTCCAGCCTGGGGGCCGCTGCTGCGGGCCTGCGGGTTTACCGAGGCCGCCCTGCTCACCCCTTCCAGGGTTGAATACACCCCGGTATCCACCGGATTTGAAGGCGTATCCATCTATTATTATCTCGATGGCGTGCTCTACAAGGCTATTGGTTGCCGGGGCTCCGTTGATTTCGGGCTGGGCATCGGCGAGCGGCCGACCATGAAGTTTAAGTTTGTCGGCGTTGATGCCGGGGTTTCCGCCGCCACTCCCACCGGGGTCAGCTTCACCGGGTTTAAAACCCCGCTGGCGGTCACTCAGGCCAATGTCTCCCAGTTTCTGCTGGGCTGCACCTACGCCACCGGCGTGCTTACCGCCGGAACCGCCCACACCTCCAGGGGCCTGGAGTTCTCGCTTGGCGCCGATGTAAAATATATCCCCACCCTGGGCGGGCAATCGGCGGACATTGTCGATCGTTCCTCCACCGGGAAGATGACCCTGGATCTGGCTGCCGCCGATGAGGTGACGATGAAAACCGCCATCGATGCCAACACCCTGACCAGCATCGGCATGACCCTGGGCTCCGTTGCCGGGCTCAAGACCACCGTTTTTCTCCCCACCTGTCAGCGGATCAACCCCAAGACCGAGGATGTGGATGGGCGTGCCATGATGGGCATGGACCTGCGCCTGGTCCCCAACACCGGCAACGACGAAATCCGGATTGTCATGCTGTAGTTATCAGCAGCCGGGGAGATGGGCGAGGACGACAGACCTTGCCTGGTGCACCCATCCTCTCCGGCTGCTGATTTTCTGTCGTTCTGTCACCAAATAAAAACTGTCACGAATTGAAGGAGTGTCAAAAATGTTTCAACTACAACCGAATCCAACATTCTGGGCCACCGTCTCCATTCCCGTTCCCGGCGAGAAAAAAACACCCACCATCGAGGTGGAGTTTCGCCACAAGGCCAAGTCCCAGCTGGATCTGCTGATCAAAAGCGAACAGCCGCTCAACACGGCCATGGCCGAGATTGTCAACAACTGGAAGGGGGTCAGCGACAAGTTCAGCCAGGATAATCTGGTTGCATTGCTGGACAACTACCCGTCAGCGGCCGGGGTTATTTTTGAGGTCTATATTAACGCGCTGCTCAAGGGGAAAGAAAAAAACTCCTAGCCGTCGCCCGCATCCTTGCCGGAAAAAGCGGGACAAAGACGGCGGTAATCGACGAAGAGGCCCTGGACGCAGCCCGGGCCATGGGAATGCCTGATGAAGAGATAGAGCAACGCAGGCGTGAGCAACTGGCCGCACAGAAAGAAGATGTTTTTGAGGTCTGGCCGGAGAACTGGCGGCCTCTGCTGCTGGCCATGGGGATGGCGAGCCAGATCCGGACCAGCATGAACGGGGCTGTCGGTTTTGATTATGCCGCCCTGCCGGTGGTGGAAGCGCGGATCGGCCTTGCCCCGGTGGTGGATCTGGAGGAACAGGCGAATGTTTTTTCCGCCTTTCGCAAGATTGAACAGGTTTTATTTCAGCGATAGAACAATTTTAAGGGGCATTGATGGCATCAAATAATAAAATCGAGATTATCCTCACCGCCAAAGATGCCGGGACCGCCCAGACCATTGCCGGAACCGAAGGCGCCCTGAAAAAACTGGCCCACGCCGGTGGATCGGCGAGCAATGGACTGGGCGGCCTCACCGCCGCCATGGGACCATTATCCAGCATGGCGGCAGGGCTGGCCACCGCCTTTGGGGTCTCAGAGCTGATCAAGACCGCAGACGCCTACACCCAGATCGAAGGCAGGCTTAAGCTGGTCACCACCTCCACCGGCCAATTAACCGCCGTTCAAGGCTCACTCTACGCCATTGCTCAGGAGACCAGGGCATCTTTCACCGATACCGCCGCCGTGTATGCCAGATTTGCCCAGGCGTCAAAGGATGTCGGGATCCCGCAAGCCGAACTCCTCTCCCTTACCAAAACACTGAACCAGGCCTTTGTTGTCTCCGGTGCCTCCACCTCAGAATCTTCTGCAGCCATGCTGCAACTCTCCCAGGCTTTCTCCTCCGGTGTTCTGCGCGGGGAGGAATTTAACTCCGTTTCTGAAAACGGGGGACGGGTTATCCAGATGCTCGCCGATCACCTTGGGGTTGGTCGAGGTGAATTGCGGGATATGGCCAAGGACGGCAAGCTCACCGCCGATGTCCTGCGCGACGCCATTGCTGACGGTGCAGCCAAGGTTAATTCAGAGTTTGCCTTAATGCCGACCACGGTCAGCCAGGCAACTACCATGCTGGGGAACGCCTTTGGTTCGGTGGTGGATTGGGCCAATGACTCCACCGGAGCGACCAACGGGATGGCTTCCGGGATCAAGTACGTTGCCGAGGCGGTGCAGCAGATTCCCGCCTTTGTCGGCTGGGCCGCCGGCGAGACGATGATTGCATGGGACGGGTTGACGGAGAATTTCGAGGTCAGCGCCCAGACCATTAAGTCGGTGTTTTTTGTGGCTTTTGACCAGATCACCGAACGGGTTGCCGACTCACTCCAATCCATCTATTCCGCCTTGAGCAACATCCCTGGAATTTCCATAGATTCAGCCGCTCAAGTTTCAGCCTTGCGGGGAGTATCCAACGCATCCGAGGAATACCGAGTCAAGGTTGACGCCATTCGTTCGTCGCATGCGGCCACCGTTGCCAGCTACCGCGAGACGCAGAAAGCCCTCACCGAAACCACCGTTGACACCAAGGAGCTGACCACCGCCGGGGATGAGCTGATCAAGGCCACCAAGAAAAAGACCATGGTGGTGACGACGGCCGCCCAGGATGAAGCAAACGCCGTTAAGAGGGCGGCAGAAGCGGCAAAGGCGGCAGCAAAAGCAGAAAAAGAAGCCATGAAAGAGCTTGCCGACATCTACGAGTACAAGATGTGGATGCGCGGCCTCGATGTGGATAATATCAATGCCCTGATTGAAGCCGAAGAAGAGTTGACCGTTGCGGCCATGACCGAGGGGGAGCGCTCCGTTTACGCTATCAACCAGAAATACGAGGCATTAACCAGGCTCATCGAGAAGGAAAAAGAGGCTGGCAATAACTCTCAAGATTGGGATGCCATCAAATCGAAGATTGATCTTCGTCAGCAGGAAGATTTGACCAAGCTGGTTGAAAAAACCGACGAGTCATCGGACAAGATCGGTAAAATATGGGAACATGCCTATGAGAATATGCAGGATATTACCGCCGACTGGCTCTACAACATGGAAATTTCATGGGATAGCCTGAAAGACCTGTTTAAAAAGACCATTTCGCAGATGGTAAGCGCATGGGTGTGGGGTCAGGGTGCAATGAAATCCACTACCGCCATGGCAGGTGCCGCAGGGGTTGCAGGAACCGCTACGAGTGCAGGTGCCGCAACGGGTGAAACGGGCGGATTGGGCGGCATGATGTCGTCGTTATCTGGTGTTTACAGCAGGCTTTCAAGCGGCGCAACAATGGCATCTTTTCAAGGCGGTGTTTCATCATTTATTAGCAACAACATAAGTACATCTCTTGGAACTGACATTGCTTTCATGTCTGCAAACGCTTTTGGTGTTGCCACAATGGGTATCGGTTCGGCGGTTATGGGATTACTCTCAGGTCAGGATTTCGGAACCATTGCCAAGAACACCGCATTTACAACAGCCGGGGCCGCACTTGGTTCTATCATCCCCGGCGTGGGGACGGCAATCGGCGGGGTTTTGGGCGGGTTGGTTGGCTCACTGTTCGGCGGCAAAAAAGAAAACAAGTTTACCCTCTCAGAGCTTGAATCACAAGCCGACAAGACATGGGATCGTGACACCGGCATTACCGCAAGTGGGGCCGCTGGTCAATGGGCTGGTGGAAATGAATGGTACAAGGATATCCAAAACACCTATGCAACCGGCAGGGACACCGCAACCGCACAGTTTAATGAGCAAGTCACACGGCTTAAATCTCAGATGTCGGCTACGGCATGGGATGCATTCGCAACCGCCCTTGAGTCGGATTCCATATCATTTGCCGCAAGTGGAAGATGGAAGCTCTCGGAAGCACAAGGTGCTTTGACCAGCACCCTTGAGGGCTTTAACGCAGAGCTTGCCCGAATGATGAATGATGCCATGACCGAGGCATTACCGGTATTGGCGCAAGAGCTGAAAAACAGCCCCGCCTTTGCCATCCTCTCAGATAAATCAATAACCTCATTTAATAACATCATCGGGGATGCAACCTTTGATGTGGCTAAATACAACCAACTGGCCACCGAGTTGCAAGCCATTGTCGCAGTCACCAGCGTGATTGATGAGGCCGTAGCCACCAGCAAAATGTCAGACTATGCCGTGAGCCTACGGGGGATTAATCAGCAGTTTGATGCCTACGCAGCCTCATTGACGGCGGCGGGGGTTGATCTTGCCAAGTACACCAGCCTTGAGGAAGCAAGGGCAATCTCCATTAAGAATCTGACGGATGAATACAGAAAACCTGTTACGGATTTGTTCGCCAACTATGGGCTGTCAGATTA